CATCCAATCTGAAACAGTTAGTTTTTCATCTCTCATTTTTCTAACTTGCGTTATTGAATATGGTTCATATTGAGAGACTTCTCCAGTTTCACGATTATAAAACCAATGTTCTGCTACTGAATCATTTGAAACTTCAATATATAAAGGACCTAAAGCATTTGTCGGTCTAGTGTCTTCAACATATTTAACTCTGTACTCATCTACTTCTACATAAATAAATTTGCTCATTAGGATATAAACTCCGAAACTCTAACTCTGCCTGCTCCGCCAGTTCCACCTGGTCTACCGTTAGGGCCTGGACCTCCAGTACCACCTGAGCCACCAGAACCAATTGTAATGGATATGGATGGTGAGTATTCAGGACCTGCGATCACTGCGA